GCACAAGGACCCACGTGGTGGAGTTCACGTGTGGTCTATTCCTAAAATTGGACTCATAGATAAAAAAACGGGTCTTACGAAAACCGTTGTAGAGTGCGCCCCCGGGGCGTCACTACTACATAAACTCTATGTTCCACTAAGTAGGAAGACACCCCACCTCTACTAGAGAGGAGGGACACACGTCGGCATTCTTTATAGCGTCTTGCCGTTCGGTCGGGTCCTGACCTATTCCTGGTATCATCAATGCCTACCAGGCGTAAAAAGACATTCCGTTCGAGAACGGAATTAAATTATTGGGGGTCGTTTTGGAAGTCATATCTAAACATTCTAGGAACATTCAGAAACCAAAACAGGGTGAAATCTTCACCGGTTGCCACATAGTCGAGCATAAATGTCTCGGCTGTAGATGGCTGACTTGATTGATTGAGATTCATCACTTGGTATCCTTCGGATTGGATGGAATCTACTGCTAACGTCTGGGTGGGACGGAAGCGGGCATTCTGGTAAAATGGACTTTCAAATTCTACCAGACCAGTTAGACGTGTTGACGTCAGTTCGGTACCCAAATAGGATTTCCTAGCTAAATCGACTGTTCGAGTGAAGTCGACTACATTAGTAGGATTTTGTTCGATTAAACCGGGTTTAAAGCTAGCGTATGGTTCACGCTGAGCGCACATGAATCTCATGTTGCCTCCGGTATCGTTATTGTTAATAACCTTTCGACGAATCGCACCTCGCCATGCAACGAACGCAGGCATGCAATATGTGAGAGGAAAAGTTGGAACAGGATTAATGGATCTAGAATTACCGAACGAATCAGTATAATCTAGAACACCATCACCATTATTAGCGTAACTAGCACGGTAAAATGGTCGAACCTTGTTCCGAATTGTGGAAATTTTCGTTCCAGTTTGGTTAATTGGGAGTTTCCAGGCAGTGTGGAAACAGTACCTGCGAAATAAATCTCGCAGGGATGTGACGTGTTCACCCATGAAGACCTCCATATAGTGGTCTGTTTGGGGCGTAGTCTCTGTGTTCATAGACATACCCATTGTTTCAAGTGGCTTATTTTCTTGCTTAGCCACCATCGTTTCGGCGTCGGAATGCGACTCCAATAACGAAGAAGAAATCATTTCGGGTGTAACTGACAGTGTCGAAATCTTTTCACTATCAGGTACAGCAAACTTTATGTCTTCACACGCCTTAACCCAAATGTTGATATAAATATCAGGAGCGGTCACCGGGTCCCCAGGAACTGTCAATTCGTTCAAGACAGTAAGAGTCAACTGCCCATTACTATGGACAGGATCTAAGGGAGCCAGTGTACCTTTCGTCGCCCAATCTTCGGGCACATCGCCGATTTTCCGTATCTTCAAGAAGGGTGCAGAAACACCCCACCCAACATCTACTTCAAAATCGCGAGTTTCAGCAATATCTATTACTTCCGAATACTGCTTGTTAGCGTCTACGTTCAAGTATCCATTTGGATCATATTGCAAAAGCAACCGACCCTTGTGAAAATTAGAAGCAACGACTTGAAACCGAAAGGTAATTGTACCATGCCAGTATTCAAACATCTGTGACATAAATGCCATCGGTGTCATACTGTAAGTAGTACCTACATTATTGCTCAACGCAGGAGTGACATTGCTATTAAATAGCACGACCCCTGGTATATCACCATTGTCATATGTCGCCCAGCGAGTGGTACCGAGATACGACTGCTTTTGAGCAATATCTACTATACCCATGTGGTCTTGAGCTGCAAGCCCAACGGTCCGTGGATCAATAGTTAGTTCATTCTTTGAATCGAGAGTGAGCTTGAGTACCTCATCTCTACGATCAACCACCGCAAAGGGAGCAGAAGACATAACTTTCACCTGGTCAACTCCATTGATATTTGGAGGACGGGAATAGCCGAACAAAGTTGCCACTTGACCAATACGAGTAGCGATCATTTCCGTAGCACGAGCATACGGAATAACCACAGGTAACTTATTTAACCACCCTGCTGCAGCAGCAACTGCACTAGCAGGTTTGGAAATGATACCCTTACCATATTCATCATTGACACGCATAGACGTAGAACGTCCTTTGCCGTGAGAATAGAGTAATGAACTAGACTGCAAAGCTGTAGGAGTTGTCAATACAACGTCCTCCATATACGCATATACAGTTATAGTCACACTCACGTTCTCACCGGAAGCGTGTAATAATGGATTAAGTGGTACAATTGCTATCTCACCCATGTCATCCCAATCACGTTCGGGAATACTCAGGTAATTCTTGTACCAAAAGAATGGTAAGTGCATAGTGCCACCCTCACATGATGTGGGGTTAAGCAAAATATGCGGTCGCTGGGAAAGTGGTACATAGTACCGATCCAGCAAAAGGGCATTTGTGAGATCAGAGTCATTTGGTAATGGCTCATAGGCGAGCATAAGACGGCCATACATAAAAGCATTTCCGTTTATCATAGCCTTAACAACCAAGCTACCACTCAAGTTATTGAAATATTTCAACTTCTCGAAAACAGCAGGGTTTTCACAAAATGATTTCCAGGGATTAAAACCTGCAGCTATAGCAGCGGGCAGAGTAGAACTCCACCGATCTTCGTATATTTTAACAGGTCGACTAAGAAATTCACCTAGCGAGGAGTCGCCAGATTGAATAGAGTCGAATGTTTCATCCTTGGTAGCTGGTATATTCATACCATAACCAGGATCAGAATCAACAAACTCCAAAAT